GACGATCCTCAGCCAGGATTCGGGCGCGGCCATGGGGCCGACGGATGACGCTGGCGTGGAACTGGTCGAGGACGATCTCGCGTACATCTGGCAGGCCCGCCCGGGCGATTCTCTCAGCGTGATCGACCGGACGATTCCGGGCAGGAGCTTCACGGACGGCCTGCGCACATACCTGCGAATCATCGGGCAGGCCGTGGGGCTCCCGCTGGAGGTGGTGATGCTGGACTGGACGCAAAGCAATTTCTCGCAGAGCCGAGCGGCCCTGGCTGCGGCGAATTCCTGGTTCGAGAAAAAAAGGAGAATTTTCTCGAGAATGATTTCTCGAATTGTGGGCTGGGCTCTGCCCGGCCCGTGGGCTCCTGTGGCGCATGCGCTGCCGTGGACGGACCCGCAGGCGGAGATTGAAATTTCCGCTGCGCGACTGGATCGCGGGCTGTCCTCATACAGCGAGGAGGCTCGCAGGCTTGGCATTGATCCGGGCGACCTGCGTGCGCAGGTGGCCGCGGACATCGAGGCCGCTGTCCGGCTGGCCCGCGAGATCGAGGCGCGCACCGGTGTACAGGTCCCGTGGGAGCGCCTGTGCGGATACGCCCCGGGCAAGACCGCGCTGGCCCTGCGGGAGGCCGGCGCGCGGAAACAGGAGGAGACATCGTGACCGCTCTGACTCGTTTTGTTGCATGCCTGCCTGAGGCGTGGCTGGAGTACCTGCAGGTGCTGGCCGCCGCGCCGTCATCGGGCGGCGCGGCGGAGCCTGAGCCCGTCGCACAGCTGCAGGGCGACACGCTGCATATCACGGTGCGTGGCATCGTCCTGCCCACCCGCTACGGTACCGCGCCGTGCACGCCGTGCGACGAGATCATGCAGGCACTGAATTCGAGAAATTTTTCCCGAATCGTTCTGCATGTCGACTCTCCTGGCGGCGTAGCCCAGGGCGTGGATCAGGTGCACGCGCGCCTGATGGAGCTGCGCGCAGACGGCGTGGACATCGAAGCCCGCGTGAGCGGGCTGTGTGCCAGCGCGGCGTACTGGCTGGCCAGCGCGGCGGACCGCATACTGGTCCGACCCATCAGCGAGGTCGGCGGCATCGGCGTGTATCGGGTTTATTACGACCGCAGCGAGGCCCTGCGGGAAATTGGTGTGCGGCCTGTGGTCGTGCGCAGCGGTCCGCACAAGGCCGTCGGCGTCGACGCCATTACCAGCGAGCAGGAGGCCGCAGAGCTCCAGAACGTGATGGACATCCACAGTGAGTTTCTGCAGGCTGTCAGCGCCGGTCGGCGCATGGACCCCGCAGACGTGGCCATGCTGGCCACGGGTCGCACGTACGTCGGGAGGCGTGCAGTGCTGGTTGGACTGGCTGACGATATCGAGAAAAATTTCGCGACTGAGGAGGTAGACGACATGGCTGACGATGTAATGGAAAAGGCCGCGGCAACGGGCGCCGCGGCAGAGGCTGAGGCGTGTGTGGATGCGGCCGCGGGCGATGCCGAGCCCGTGGCTGCTGCCGAGGATACGGGATCGGCTGCGGGCGGGCACGTGGACCCGGTGCGCGAGGAGCGCGACCGCGTGGCCGCGCTGCTGGAGACCTTCGCGGATGATGCGGCATTCGCCGCAGCGTGTATCCGCGACGGGCTTTCCGTGGAGCAGGCCAAGGCAAAATGGTTTGACGAGCGGCGCGGCGGCACAACAGCCGCGCGCACGACCGTGGAGCCGGTCGCGCCGGTAGTCGTGCCGGACGCTGCGGAGAGCGCCCGCGAAACCGTTCGCCGCATGGCGGCAGAGCAGGGAGTTCCGCTCAGCCGCGCATGGGCACAGTACTGGCGCGAAACAGGCGCCATGAAATGAGGAAAATTTTTTCGAAACAGAAGGAGAACGAAGAATGGCATTGACTGGCGAAACCATTTCTATGGGGCTCCTGGACGCTTTCAATGAGGGCGGCCGATGGTTCGTGGCCTATCCGACAATCGCCCCCATCATGCCTGTCACGGAGCGCGGCGGGACCCTGCAAGTTCTGCCTGTGAATGCGTCAAATCCCCCGGACGGCTTCAGCATCACCAAGACCGCCGGCGCCGCGTACACGCAGGCGAGCGGCGCGTATACGGGTGTCGCGTTTTCGACCTCGCCGGTAGGCGTGGAGGCCGCTATCGACAGGTCGTTCCGGCTGCCTGAGACCGCGGCCATCGACGCTGCGCGGCAGTGCCGGCGGCTGGTGGATACCGCGCTTGAGAGCACTGTGTCCTCGGCGGCACTGGCTACAAACGGGGGCTTTCCGGCGGTGGCCGCGAGTGCTGCGTGGAACGCGGCTAACGCGGACCCCGCGCAGGACGTAGCTGCGGCCGCGGCTGTGATTCGCGCGGCCACGGGCATGTACCCGAACGTGCTGGTCGTTTCCGGCTGGGCGTGGGAGACGCTCCTCGGCAGCCCTGTGCTGCGAGACCGGCTGGCGCTGAGTGTGACCCGCGGACCGGCCGAGGTTGAGCGCGCGCTCGGTGCGCTGCTCGGCGTGGAGCGCGTCGTGAAATCCACAGTCGTCGGCGGGGACACGCCGGTCGCAATCTGGCCCGACACCACCGCGTGGGTCGGCGTGTGCGCGCTGCCGGGCGACCCGCCCAGCGAGCCGTCCGCCATGCGCCTGGCCGCGTGGACGGGCGAGGGTGCTGACGACAGCGGCTGGGTCGTGGAGACCTACTATGACGAGCGCACGCGCAGCGACTACGTTCGCGTGCGCGGGAATCTCGGGCTGGTGACGGTGTCGAAGAAGTTGGGCTGCCGGATCACCGGTATCAAGACCACGTAATCGAGAAGGATTTCCCGATTGAGCCTGTTCGCCACACTGTCCGCTGCGGTGCTGACGGGGGCCGCGACCCCCGTCAGCATCACCGCATACCAGGACGCAAGCAGCTCGGCTCGGCCGTGGCAGCAGATTGTGCCGCCGGTTTCCGGTATCATGGCCGGCGCGGCCGTGACCACGGAGCCAGGCACAGCCGTGAGCCGCGCGCGGGGTGTGCTCTATACGCAGTATGCAACCACGGCCCGCATTGTGCGGGTGCGCGTGCAGGTCGGCCAGGTGGAGCGCGTGTACGACGTCATCAGCTCGCGCGAGGTCGACAGCGTGCTGGTGCTGGAACTCGAGGCGCTGTGGGAGGATGGCGCATGAGGTGGGCTTCTCTGGTGCGTCAGGCCGTGCAGGCCGGCGCAGTATACAGGCGACCGCAGAGCGAAGTTTATGCCCTGGCCGCATCACCGGAAAGTATCGGCCCGCAGGAAATTTACGTCGACACCCAAGGCACGCCTGTGCGCCGGGCCAGCACGGGGCCTGGTGCTGTCGGTGGCGCGTGGGTTGAGGACAGGCTCGTGCTGTACGTGCGAGAGTCTCGCGGGTACGCGGGGGGCGGGCTGGAGGTCGAGGCGACGGCAGTTGGTCTCTGCGCACAGCTGCTGTCGATGAACGTCCCGGTGGTCGGGTTCTCGTGGGAATGGGAGCGGGATGTCGCTGCGCATAACCCGGGTGGGTCGCTCGATACCAGCGTGGCGCGCATCACCGTGGATCTCGCGGAATAAGGATTTTTTTCTCGAATGACGGACGTGCGGATAACCGGCGTTGACGACCTGAAGCGCGCTCTCGCTGCAGTGGGCAGGGACGCGCCACGCGCCATGCGCGCCGCGGCCCGTCAGGTCGCGCGGCTAGCAGCACGCGAGGCAAAGGGCACAGCGCCTGTGCGCACAGGTGCGCTGCGCAAGAGTATCGGCCAGCGTGAGTCCAGGGGCGGTGTGTTCTATGCCGGCGTGCGGAAAGGAGTTTTCGGTTGGACCAGAACCGGCCGGCCCAAGGAGCCAAGCCAGTATGCGTATGTGGTTGAGAAAAAAAGGAAATTTTTCTCGATTGCAATGGAACGGGTGAGCGCGATCGCGCCCGCGGAATACTTGCGGGCGCTGCGCGAGGCGCTCGCGAAAATCATGAGGAGGTCTGCACATGGCTGATTTCGGTGTTTCGCCGGCTGCACCGGCAACAACCGTTACAATTGGGTCAGACACTATCTACCCGATTGACGTATCGTACAGCGACGAGGACAGCAGCGAAACCGCTGCGCACATGCAGAACCACCGGCTGCAGCGGTTTCTGACGACGAACACGAGAAAACTTTCGATCTCGTGGTTTGGTCCAACGACGCCGACGCTTGCAGTGGGATCATCGTACACGGTGACGGTGACGGCCGGCTCCACCAGCATCCAACTCACTGATGCGCGGCTGATGTCAATCAGCCAGGAGGGCACTGCGCGCGGCGCGTGGAAGACGACGGCGGTGTTCGAGCTCGAGGAGGCGTAATCGAGAAATTTTTCTCGAGAAAGGTTTCTCTATATGTCGGCTCGCAATCTTGGTGTCTTGCCAAACGCCACGCCCACGCGGATCATCCTGACGGACGGCGAAGATGAGTATGCTATCCACCCCGTCAGCGTCAGGGCCAGCGTGAAGGCTTTCAGCGAGACGCAGCCGCTGCGGCTGACCTGGACGGGCGCTGGCGTTGCGCCCGTCATGGGCTCACTGCAGGTTGTGTGGGAGATTGAGTACCTTGGCGTTTATGTGCCGGCACTGTCAGACCGTGTCACGCTGCGTGTGGATGGCCCGGACTTCGCAGAGGACGACCGGCCTGTGCAAATCGTTGAGGCTGAAATTCTCGGGCGGGCGCGGGATACGTACCGCGTGCGCCTCGTGCTGAGGGAGCCGCTATGGTGAATCAGGAAAATTTTCCTCAAATCCCGTGGGGCGTTTTCGTGCGGATGCAGCGCGCCGCTGACGAGTACGAGCGCATCGCAATTCTCGCTGCATGGGTCCTGCAGACTACGCCGGAGGCCGTGGCTGATATGCCTGCGCGGCAGGTGCTGGACGCCTTTCAGCGGGCCATGGAGAGCGTCGAGCCGGACCCTACGACGACGCGGAGCGACGGGTCTGCAGGCTCGCCGTGATCCTGCGCAAAACCCCTGCAGAGATTGAGGCCATGAGCGCATGTGACGTGGTGCGGCTGGAGCGATACCTGGCGCACCGGCCTGCCGGGCCGGAGCACCTGGACGTGTTGCAGGCCCTGATCTCCTCGGCCGTGCTGGCCGCGGGCGGGGGGCGCGTGAGTCCTGCAGACTGCATGCCCGCGTGGGTTGAGGGACACACACCGGAGGAGCGCGTGTATCGCCGGGCGCGTGGCCTGATCGAGGCCATGAAATCGAGAAAGAATTCCTGATATATGCCGGAGTTCGCAGACATTAGTGTTCGTATTCTGAGCGACATCAGCAGCCTGCGCTCGGGCATGGCTCAGGCCCAGGGTGCTCTGGGTCGGCTGGAGGCTTCTACTAAATCGCTCACCGGCACCATGAACTTGCTTAAGACGGCGTTCGCGGCGCTTGGCGCGGGCGCCGCGATCCGCGCCATGTATCAGGCCGGCCAGTACCTGGATAGCATGGCCAAGGCTGCGCGCCGGCTCGGCATGGCCACCGGCGAGTTTCAGCGGCTGGCGCTGGCGGCCGAGTACAGCGGTGTCAGCGTGGAGCAGGCCTCGGGTGCGATGGGCCGACTGCTCGCCCGGCTTGGCCAGGGCAGCACGCAGGCCATCGAGGGCCTGCGCGCGCTGGGCCTGTCGATGGCAGACCTCGACGCTGACGACATGGAGGGTAGCCTGTACAAAATTTTATCCGCACTGCAGGCGATGCCTGATCCGGCGCAGCGCGCGGCAGCGGCAGCGAGTCTGTTTGGCCGAGGAGGCATCCAGATCGTCGAACTCGCGGCCGGCATGGATCAGGCGCGTGATGCCGTGGACCGACTCGGCCTTGCGTTCAATGACCTGGCCGCGCAGCGGGTGGAGGCTGCGAACGACTCGCTCACCACGCTATGGGCCAGCGTGAGGAGTTTCGCGGCCGGGCTGTATGCGGACGCATCGCCGGCGATTCAGGCCGTGGCAGACGGACTGTCCGGCCTGGTGTCGATGCTGAACCGTGCGCGCACGGGGTTCAGCGAGACCGCGGAATCGGCGAAAAATTTCTCGATATCTCTCGAGCCCAGCGAGCGGCCAGGCACCGGATTCGGTGACATGCTGCGCGCCATGGAAGAGCAGGCCCGCGAGCTCGAGCCGCTGCGGCGGCGCGCGGAGCAAATCCGCGAGAGTCTGCTGACGCCTGTGGAGCGGGCCACGCTGGACGCGCTCGAGGGCTGGGGCCTGTGGACCCGCGGTCTGCTGGACGACGACACGATGGCCCGGCTGGATGCTAAGGTCCGCGATGCCTATGCCGAGGCCGCGCGCGCGCAGCAGGAAGAACTCGACCGCATGCTGGAACAGCAGCGGCGCGCTGAGGAGGAGCTGCAGCGGCAGTGGGAGGATGTGGTGCGCGGGCGACTGGAAGAGCTTGGGGTTCCGGAGCTGGAGCGCGAGCTCGAGAGCCTCACGCGCGCGGGCGTTGAAGCACCGCGCGCGCCTGAGGTGCTTGGCGAGTCTGCGGACCCTGGAGCCGCGCGGTTCCTCGGCGCGCAGGCCGTGGCCAGCGCGGTCAACCAGCAGCTGATGGTGCAGCAGCGTATCGCCGCGCTACTGGAGCAGATCGCACTGCGCCGGCAGATCGCGTATGTCGGATAATCGAGAAGGATTTCTCTAATGGCACTCGCGGTATTTCCAGTTGATCCGTTTGATCCTGGCACCATCGGCGCCACGCTGCTGGGCATGGATGAGGCTGGCGGTGCCGGCTCCTCGCACAGGCGATACCGGTACCTGCTGCGGCGGGACGGCGGCCTGCACGCGCTGAATCGCGAGCTCGAGCTCAAGCGTATCATAGATACGAACTACGTCATCGTTTCTCACGAGACCAGGCAAGTGGACCATGGCACATGGGAGCTGATCATCGAGACCGAGTTTATTCAGAATCTCCCCGTGTACTGGGTCGTCGAAACCCGCGCCAGCACACAGTCCGTGCAGACGTTTCGCGATGTCAGCGGCAACCTGATCCTCTCGTACTACGGCCAGGAGGACCCGCGCCTGCATCAGGTGCCGGCCGTGATGGGAGGATATGAGATCATCATGCGCCGCTACATGAGCGCGTCCAGCGTGGGCCCGCTCCTGCCGTTGGCCGGATGCGTGCCGGCAACGGATCTCGTGCTCACGCCGTGCCGCGGCGTGCAGGACATAACCGTGCCGGCACATGCGGCCCTGTGCACGGGCGTGCGATTCGATCTGACACACCCCGTGCTGAGTGTGGGGATAATCGAGATTTCTTTCTCGATTCCGAAGCAGGTTGTCGTGAACGGTTATGGCGCGTGGGACGCAACGGTAATCTGGGCTGACGCCAACGGGATGACTCCACCTGATGCCATGCCGCACTACTACTATATTCAGCCTCGCGCGGAATTTAATGTTCCGCCCATCATGGAGGTCCAGCCGTGAGCACAGACAGATTCTCATCAGGCCAGCCGCTGACAGCTGACGCGATGAACCGCATTGTTGATGCCGTGCTGGACAGGCTGCGCGCAGGGCCAGGTGTTTACGCCACGCGCGCGGGCCGCGAGGTCGTGCTGAGCACCGCGCCTGCTGTCGCGGCCGGCGGGTCGCTGGCCGGTTTTGTGATTGATCGTGTTACCAAGCTCCCGCCGATCCCCGCCGACAGGCCGCGGATTGTGTGGTGGGTGGACTCCAGCCGCGGCGGGACCGGTGACAATCAACTCTGGGCCGCATGCCCTGGACAGAGCGAGTGGACCCCACTGCAGAACTGGACTTGGCTGAGCGGCGTCCCGCAATAAGGAAATTTTTCCCGATATGACAGTGCAGGTACAGGCGTCTGATTGGCCGCAACCGGATCAGCCCAAATTCGATTTCCTACCGAATCGCACAGCTCACACCGCACAGCACATCGAGCTGATATACGATTCGCTGAAATATATCTACGATATCGACTGGTATGAAAATCTCTCGATGGGCGACCTGGTCCTGCTGGCCGCGCAAAGTCCTGGCGAATACCCAGAGCTCGTCTCGCTGTTTGTGTTGCTGACAAAATCAATTCGCTGGTTCTTCGATCCGGTGCCGCGGCCTCAGCGCAGCGTGCCGCTGCGCTCGCTGCGCCACATCCGCGTGGCCACGGCACTGTGGCACTCGTGTGCTGCGATGACCCCAGGCCTGCCTCGCGAGACCAGATACGGCTGGCCCGACAGCCACGGTGCGCCGGCGAGCCCGCCCATGCCGTGGACTTGTCAACCTGGCTGGAGCATGAGCACGCTTGATCTGGCTGGTAGAACTTGGCCGGTTTATACGCGGGCCGCCGGCGGCGCTGCGATGAACGTCGGGGCTGACAGCACGGAAGAAATCGAGAACCTTTTCTCGAATCAGATCCGTCCGTTCAGGCCATGGCCCGATACAGTATACTGCAAAAAACTCGGCCAGGCCGCGCAATGGCCTGGTCGGATTTCACCGCGGTACTCGCTCATCCGCTCGCTGTACAGGTGTCTGGTGCTTCGCATCTGCCTGTGTATCGAGACGCAGATGTCAGGTGCCGGTCACAGGACTGTGGCCGCGCCCGGCAGCCTGTACCAGAGCCCGCTGAATTTGATGGGGCTAGCGATCTCCACGCACCCTGTGCATACCAGGCCACATGAGCCCGGGCACTACCGGGACCTGCACGCGCTGCTGGAAGTGGCGGTGGCGTTTCGGTTCAGCAGCCCCACGGCTACGCTGACGATAGAGCCCGTGCAGCAGGAGCTGTTCCGGTACTGCCGGTTCTCCGGGCCCCACCCGAACGACGTGCTGGGTGACCCGGGGCCTGGGCGCTGCTGGAAAATCGCGAAAAATTTCTCGATTATGATAAAGCCTGTTGACCCCACGCATCCGCCGATTCCATACAGGACGTGGCTGGAGGTCACACCATGCCCGTCCGGCCCGTTCTGGAATACGTATGATATAACGGAGGCCGTCAACGGCGTCCTGATCCGTCGCGCGTCCAGGTTGCAGGGGAATAAGCGGCAGGTCTGGCACGGCACTGACGGCTGGGTCACGCTGTGGGATGGCGGCGAGTGGGTGGGCCCCACCAGCGGGTGGGTGGTGCAGTGGTCCCGGCCTGAGTGGGCACAGCCGTACAACGTGGTATTAGAGAATCCCTTCTTTATTTCCGGGGATATGGATGATGAGTTCTTCAGCGAGGCTTCGTATCAGCACGCGCGGCTGTGGTGCCTCTACCCTGGATATGCGGAGTGCCCCGGTGTGCAGTTCGCCCTGCCACAGGCTTCAGTCGGCGGGGATGCGGAGTTCGTGAGTCATCGCGACTGGGGCATGCCTGTCCTGTCCGTGAACCGGACGGACGCCACGCATATAAGGAATTTTTTCTCGAACAGTCCGTTCAATCTCACTGTTGCGAACGTGTTTGCTGTCGACTACTCACTGCAGAGCGCACCACCGCCAGGGTCGTGGCTGCGCGACGACCCTGTCATACCAGGCCAGCCCGGTGTGGTAAAGATCTGCACGCTGGTTCCGACATGGTCCATTCCGCCAGAGATCACATACAGGCACTATGAGCGCGACGCCGACTACGTCAGCGAGTGGGAGCAGTGGGTGCAGTACTGGATGATGAAACCTTTGAATTTTCGGGGGGCCGGCGTAATCATCGGCATGGACCCGAACCGGCGGCCGATCGCGCGCCAGCCGGAGATCGCATACCGGGGCCGCGCGCCGGTTTGCGTGTATGTGCACGGCCACTAACCTGACCGCCTGCGCCGGCTTTCAGGCTTTTCTTCTCGATTTGGTGGGTCGCACGGGATCAGCAGCCCGTCGATGAACCGCGCATACGATGGGGCCTGTGGCGGGACCTCGCGAACAACCCATTCTGCGCGGACCAGTCTGGCTGCCTCGTCCTCCACAGTCAGGTCCAGCATCGCGTCAGGCATGCGGCCCCATACACCGGACCCGCTGGGCCGGTCTACCGCCGAGGTCTCCTGCAGCGAGCCCTTTCTGTGGTGGTGTGTGTATACCAGGCTCGTGCTGTGCTCGCGGGTGATCGCGTACAGATCGCGCAGAAATGCCGTCACCTGCTTCGCGTCGATCTCGTCCAGGTCCGCCAGCCTGTAAACCGGGTCGATGATGACGACGGCCGGGTGCAGGCGCGGGATGATGATACTGAGGTCCTCCAGCAGGCCGCCGAGGTCCGGCGCGTGGTCGCGCATAGGCATGACGTGAATTCGGTCCAAGGCCGCACCATGATATGATGCGATCCTCTCATACCGGCCCCACAGCGTGTCCTCGTGAAGTTCGAGGTCCACGTGGAGAACAGCCCCTGCAGCGCACGGTTTATCGAGAAATTTTTCTCCACATGAAACGGCCGCGGCCAGGTGCATGCACGCGAAAGATTTTCCGGCCTTTGCGCGGCCGGCCACGCACAGCACGGTCCGGCCGCGAACGATGCCCTCTATGAGCCACGGTCTTCTGGCCGGCGGTCGCGCGGCCCACTCGCTGAGGGCCACGGGCCAGCGGGTCACGCGGAGCGTGTCCAGGTCCAGCGGCGGGCAGTGGTCCGGCGGCCGCAGATACAAAAGGTCCTGCGTGGCGCCTCCTCTGCGCGCGCCCGGTACGCGTGTCAGCCGCGACGGGTTTTTGCACGCGCGGTCCACAGGCAGGCCGCGGCGCTCGAGCCAGTCGTATACCAGGCGAACGCGCTCATCGTACTGCGTGCGGTCCGCGGCGTCCACGCGCACGAGCGCGTGCAGACTGCGCCCGCCGCTGTAGACGATACTGACTACAGGAAGTACGGCCGCCGCCTCGCTGAGCCCGGCCCACTGTCGCTCGAGGTCAATCGCATCGCACTCGACGAGGCAATAGAGAAATTTTTCCACATCCGCGTCGCGGCCGCCGGGCCCGCTCATCGGGTTGATTCCGATGTACTGCGGCGGGTCCATGCCGGCCTCGAGCCGATCCGCCAGCTCGGCCGCTGTGGAGACATCACCGAGCCCGGCCGGATGCCCGTCAATCTCATGAACGTACCGCACCAGCGCGTCATCCGTGAACAGTGTGCGCAGCCACGCCGCTGTGTCGGCGCTGACGGGTCGCGGCAGGGGCTCCGGCTCCGGAGGCCGCGGTCGTTTTCTGGCCGGCGTGAATCGGGAAAATTTTCCTGAATCCGGTGGCGGTGACCACCCGCGCGCGCGGGCCATGTGCCAGAGCGTGCCCGGGCCTACACCGCCACCCGCATCGAATCCCTCCCACCGCCTGCGGCAGCCGGCCTCGTCGAATCGCTGGCGGTCTCGCGCGGACCAGGCAATCCACTCGTCTACAGTCCGGCCGGCGGCATGCAGGGCCATGCCCACGGCCAGCCAGTCCGCGTAGTCCAGCCCGGCCGGGTCAAGTGCCGAGAGCGCGCCGGATATCCAGTCGCCCGTCCGTGATGATTTTTCTGGCGTCATCAACGCTGTGCGCGACGCCCGCGATCCCGCCTGCACGGCGGATGCGCCCGATCCAATCGCTCTGTTCATTTGCCACAACTCCCCCGATTTCGCGTTTTACCTCGATGCCGACAAATACGGAAATTTTTCCTGATTTCACCGGTACGCTCAGCCAGCCGATGAGGTCAGGCGACCCCTTGCCCAGCCCAGTCGCGCAGCCCAGATGAGCTGCGCGACTGGAGACGATATTGCGGTGGAGTGTGAGCCCGGGTTCAAGCCGGGCCCACTCCAGTATCTCGCGAACGACCGCGCTCTCGGGCCGATCAGAACGGGAGCGGCTCATCTGGCTCATCCGGTGCGGCCTCCGCCGATTCGATCCTGATCGACACGGCCTTCGCGGGCATGAACCGCACACGCGTGTACGGACCCGATCTGGTAATCTGCACGCCCACGTGCAGCCCCGGTAGAATCGAGATAAATTTCTCGATTTCCATCGGCTCGGTCAGCCCCAGCGCATGGTGGAGCTGGTGCAGTCTCCACAGCGTGGACTCGCGCAGATAGATGCGGTCCGTATACTGAACCTGTTCTCCGCCTGCGCCTGTCATGTACAGCGAGAGCCGCACGCAGCCAGGCAGGTCCCGGCCGTCGCGCGCAGCCAGCTCGTAGTACACAGCGTCCTGTATGACCGCCGAGTACATCCCGGGCTCCGGCTCTGGCGCCTGGTCGCGGTATTTGTCACGCGCCCCGATCAGCATATTCGTTCTCCTCATTCGTGAAACTTTTCCTTAATTCCTCGACAAACTCCACGGCATCGTCGATGCCGTTTTTTCTGGCGATCGCAAGTGCGACCTCGACATCCACGCGCGATCGCATGCGGACGGCCCGGTTCAGGTGCCATGCGATGAGGGCTTTGATATCACCCTGGTCTGGCGCTCCGGCTGTGATCCGGATCAGGTCATCTGGGCTGACGCGGCAAAGCCACTCGGCTAACGCGCCACTCTGGGGTGTGGTGATCCCGTGCTCCGCAGAGGCCAGCGAGCACTTCAGCGCGCTTATGGCCAGGCGCACCATGTGGTGTGAGACCTCTACGGGCTCCACGGCACGCACCGCGGCGAACCTGGAGTCATACACCTCCCACACACTGCTGTGGGCCTTTTCGTCGTAGTCATAGTGAAAACAACTCATTCCGGGATCTCCTCTACATCAGCCAGCACGGCCTGCCAGTCCTCGTATGTCATAGCCCTCGCGGACAGCCCGCGCTCACGCAGGTATGCCGACAGGGCCTGTCTGTTCCCGTGGAAACGCTCAAGCACCTGCCTGCCGATTTCGAGAATTTTTTCGCGATTCGGATCGACCGGCTGGAGGACGTTCGCGATCCACGCCGGGGCCTGATCCAGCGGCAGGTCCTCCGGATCGCACACGCATTTCGTCAGGCGCCCGGCATGCGGCGTGGCATACAGCATGCGCTCTCCCAGTCTCGCGGACCGCGTATCATCGCGGCCCACGCGGGCCACGGCGCACGCAGCCAGGGCGATCACGTCAACCCGCTCGATGAAGATTGCGGCCACGCTGCTACGGGCCGCGTCGTGCAGCTTCACGCTCCAGCGGTCCCACTCGCCGTGTACCGGGTCCTCGACGCGCTGGCGCGTGGCGTGGGCCAGCAGGAGCACACCGCGACCGCTCTGGCGCAGGGCCTCGATATCGTCGGCCAGCGCCAGCATGGCCGATCGCAGTTCCACGTAGCCGCGGCCGTACCCGGGCGCCTCGATGGAGTCCCACCCGCGCGCCTGCAGCAGGGCCTGCGTGGCGAGGTCTTGCGCCCTATCCAGCGTGTCGATGCAGACGATATCGTACGGCAGGTGCTGCGCCTCAGCGAGCGCGCCGCGCAGGCCCTGCCAGTCGTCGATGATGGCCCGGTCCACGTCGACGTGGCCGGACCGCCCCTCCAAGTCCAGCAGCAGCGCGGGGCGAATTTGCGCGATCCGCGCAGCGAAAGTTGTTTTTCCGATGCCGGGCTCGCCATATATCATAGCGACCCGGGAGTGGGTGTACGTTCCGCGGAAGATGTTCATTGTGTAACCTCCTCTGCTGTAATTTTTTCAGGAAAAATTTCCTTATTCTCAATCTTGGTTCCGTGCTCGCCGCGGTCCAGCGCAGCGAGCGGACCTGCGGTCTGGACCCGGACCATGCCCTGGGTGATGCCCCAGGGCCTGCGCCGCCACGCCAGCAGCAGGGTGTCGCCGCTCCGGCTCAGGACCTCCACGTATTGGGCCTGAGGCGGGAGCAGCTGGAACAGAATGAGGCGCTGTTTTCTGGTCATTTGTGATCCTCCTATTCGAGAAATTTTTCTCGATTTTGCGGTAAAAAAATTTTACCCGGCCGGGCACATGACCCGGCCGGGCTTTCTGTTACTCGGCCGGCACGGATTCACTGAATAAAAATCTGCCGTTTTCGATGACGATCACGATGTCCCGTCCGCCGCGCAGATCGCGTCGGATCGTATAGACGTCATCCCCGACCTCCAACCGCCGCGTCACGCCCTCCGGGATGGCCTGCCGGAGGGCGTCGCCGTCGCGGCTGATGATTGCCTGATACAAAGCCCGATCAGTCATCATGGCTGGCCTCCTCATCGCGCATGCGCCTGGTCACCGCGTGGACCAGGCGGTCCGCCGTGACCGTCGCGTCTGACAGGGCCTTGGCCAGGGCCACGGTCTCCGCGTCGTCCAGCATGTGCTGTACCTCACCGAGGACGCGCACGCGCTCCGCCAGACCCATGGCCAGCGCGACCAGGTTCACGAGGCCCCCGGCCTCAATGCAGTCCGGGGCGCAGGTCAGCAGCTTATCGCGGGTGGGGATGTCCCGCAGTCCAGTGAGAAACAAGACTTTCATGGTACCTCCTTTCGTTGTTGTGGCCCCGGGCCCGCCCGGGCCCGGGGCCGGTTTCAGGTGTTATGCAGCATATACACAGTTGTTGTGCAGGTCCACCCAGCCCACCAGCGAACCATCCACGTAGACGCACCAGATGGACTCATGGGGCCGGCTGGTGGCCACCAGCCGGCGCCACCTCCCTCGGCCATCCCGCAGCTCCGTGGCCACCCGGTGCACGCCACGAGAGAGCCGGATGGGCGGGCCGTCGAAATGCACAGAGAGACAGCACTGCACCGTATAGGCGATGGAAAAGAGCCAGTCTGCATGCGCCACGGACGCGGCGCCGAAAATCGAGAAGTTGTCAATGTGAGTTGGCATGTGTGTCTTCGCTTCAGCCGGCAAGTCAACATGTTTTGTAGCCATGCGTTTCTCCTTTCGTGTTGTGCCGGCCTGCTGGCCGGCGGGTTGCTCATCCGTCAGTATCATACCACACCTGAAAGAAAAAAATCAAGAAAAAATTCAATTTTTTTAGAACCCGGCTGCGGCGGCATCCGCCAGCGCCTGCCGCAGCAGGCCCGGGCGTTTCCACTGCCCCGCGCACGCCTGCCGGATGGCGGGCGTGTGGACGCCGGCCGCATACGCGGCCCGGATGCGGGCGCGCGTCTGAAGCTTTTTCAGCTCGCGCTGGTCCCGCCGCTGTTCCCGCGCGGCCTCATCGCGGGCTGCGCGCTCGGCACGCTCGTGTGCCGCACGGGCCTGCTCCCAGCAGCTCTCGTAGTCGCCGGCTGCCAGGGCGCGCAGAACCGCCACGCGCATCCCCTGGAACGTCGTTGCCTCAGCCAGCTGCTCCGGCGTGGCGTCGGCGATCCCCTCAGCCAGGCAGTGTGCCACGACCCACCCGGCCGGGGTGCACACGCCGTGCAGCGCACCAGCCAGCCGGACGATAGGCCAGCCCTCGCGGCGGGCGATGGCTACCAGCGCGCGCTTGGCGTCGCACGCGCGCTGGCGCGCCGTGGTGGTATAGTCGTTTTGCCAGCCACGGCCCTCAGCAGCAGCCGCGCGGCGGAGGCCAGCCAGGGTGCCCCAGGACTCAATCGCGTTAATCATGGCCTCGTTAATCATATCGCTTCCTTTCGTTTCGCTCATCTGTCTACAGCATATCACATTCAAAAAAAAAAGTCAATACCTACAGAAAAATTTTTTCGCGATTTTTCTCTCGTTGTGTAATCCGGATTACAAAACGCGGGGAAAAAAATCAGGGCCGAACCGGCATGACCACGTTGAGATAATTGTCCTCAGGGGCCTCGGTGCAGGGCCGGAATACCACAGGGTTGTACATGTCCGTGAAGCACATGCTGATGCGTTCACTCTGCACATACCGGAGGAAGTCAAGCAGAAAATCCGGATTGAAGGATATTTCCGCCTCCGTGCCGGAGTACTCCGCGGGAATCTCACTCACGTACTCGCCGACTTCCGGAGTCCGGACGCGAACAATCAGCGAACCGGACGCAACAGCAATCCGTACAATCCGGTTGGAATCGGAAGTCATGGCATAACCCGCCCGCAGCGCGCCGGCAAACTCCGCCGTATTCGCCACCAGCTCCCGTTCCAGTTTCTTCGGAATTACTGTTTCACAGTTGGGGAATGAACCGTCAATCAGCGCTGAAATCAGGGCAAATCGACCAAAATCAAACTTGATCCTCACTGAATCGATATACACGTGAACCACATCATTTTCATTATTCGACAGTGCGCCGATCAGTTCACGAACTACTTTTGCCGGAATAATCACCCTGGTCTCAGGTACATCACCACTGATATCCGTCCGGGCCAGACTGAGACGCCGCCCATCCGTGGCCACCACGTTAATCTGGCCGGGTTTCGTGTCAAGCAGCACACCCGTGAGCACCTGCCGGGCCGGTTCCATGCTGGCACAAAATACGGTTTTTTCAAAAAGGGTTTTAAGCACAGGCTGGGAAAAAGGTACCGGCGTTGCCGTCACCTCCGGAATCTGCGGGAAATCTTCCGCGGCATGGGAGAAAAAACGAACCTCGGTGTTTCCGGCCCGGATCAGTACTACGCTGGAGTCAATTTGCTCCATGGAAAGTTCATCTACACTTATAGAGGGCAGCAACTGCCCGAGACGGTGGCAGGAAATCGTACAGGCGCCAGGGGTCTCCACCGCACAGTCCACAATGCAGTTGATGTGAACCTTGAGGTCAGATGCCGCTACACCAAGTGTTCCTTCTGATGCAGTGAGGAGCACGTTCGCCAGAACCGGCCAGGCTGGTCTGGTCTGCACGATTCCTTTGGCCATGTTGATAGATTCGAGCAGTTCGCGACGGGATACAGTGATTTTCATGGTCACGCCTCCTATGGTTTTTATCAGTATACCACAGCCGGCGGTATCGGGAAAAATTTCCCGATTACCACACCCCACCCCCCCCTTTCCCCCCTTCCCCCCCTTAAAT